CCCCTGCACAAAGGCAAGTCGAGGCACAAAACCTCTTGACCAATCATATTGAGCAAATGGAATTTGTACAGTAACAATGCCATACAGATTAACATTGTATGGAATAGTAGTATCTGAGAATCCTTTAACCCTAATTGAGACAGACATATCATAGTTAAAAACAGGAATAGGATTCGTAAACAAATTCATGTTCAAGGGTAGATCAAACCCACGAACAGGCCTAAAAACAAATGGCCGTGTCCAATCCGTTTGACTAAACGGCACCTGAACCGTGACTACACTGTACAAGTTAGGGTTGTACGATACTGAAAGATCAGGGATAACTGACGGCTTGCTTACCGTATTAAAATTAAAATTAAGAATAGGAATAGGATTAGTAAATATATTTGGATTAAATGGTTGAACAATATCCTGCTGCAGGAGCGGTTTCTTAACAATCGGCCAATCATATTGTGCAAAAGGAGCAGCAACTATTGTGACCGTGTAAAGTGGCACATTGTAAGGTATCGTCGCTGCAAAGAAGGATGGTATAGTCGCTGGCTGTGGAATAAAGTTAAAAAATGGGATAGGATTAGTAAATATATTTAGATTAAGTGATTGTGTTGCATCAGGACGAAGTGGAGATACCCGATAGGCACCTTTACTATAATCATAAGGCCCAAACGGAATAGGATTAGTAAATAAATTAATATTGTATGCATCCGGCAATTGCCGTGATGCTTTCAGGATGAAAGGTTTTGACCAATCTGTTTGAACAAAAGGTGCTTGTGTCGTAACAGAATAAAGAGCTTGATTATAAGACGAGTATGTTTGTGTAGATCGTGTTGGAGATGCCTTAAAGAAAAGCGGTGCACGTGTCTGAGCCACTACTCCTTGTACAATATGATAGAAAAGACCAGTAGCATTTGGATTGCCAGCAGCTATTCCAGAAAATTGAAGATTTGTTGTAAGGCCAGTAGCCGACGCATAAACACTGCCATAATTGATGCCTGAAATTGCATTATCTTTATTAATCAATATCCCAAAATTTGCTGCTGGATTTGAAGTACTCGCCGTATTCATGACAGCAAAAGCTGCATCACCACTAACAGTCGTCACCGCTTGAGGATTAAGTGTAAAAAGACCAGCATTTGCGATTGTTGCAGCTGTCACAACATCAGAAGAAGGAATACAGATAGCAATGCTAATGGTGGTAGCACCAGTAAATGAAAAACAATCAATATAGACTTTTTGATTCCCAGTACCACCAGTGGTGCCAGTAAAAGCAGCCGATAACGTTTGATTGCCATAAGCTGGATTTAACAATCCAAAAACAGCAACCTGAACTAAATTATCTGTTTCATTTAAAGGTGATCCTGGAAGTTGTGTCATGGGGACACCACCCCATGTCACACCAGTACAAACTGCACCAAGTGCAGCCGAATCACCAAGGGCAACCGCAGCAATAAGAAGGGTAGCATTCGGTCCAATAGTTAACGTGGTATTAGTCTGCGGGCTGGTAAAGCCAGAACCACCACCTCCCGCAGCAGTAACCGTTAGGGCTTTGGCATCAAGGAGAACACCCATGTCAGCACCATGCCTGCCCCATCAGAGTATAAGTCACACTATAAAGACTCTGATTATAAGGCTGTAATGCTGCCGGTTGCCAATCTGGTAAGATCTTGTTTACTGACCAATCATAAGACTTAAAAGGTACAGCAGCCGCTCCACCGGGGGGTTTGATTGCAATCAGATATGTGACAGTCGGGCCAGAAGTACCTGATTCGGTGAATGTAGCTGCCGTACCTGAGCCTGCCGTCGTTTGCACTCTATATTCTGTTGCACAAACCGGTCCACCACCCGCCGATCCTCCGGCGCTAAAACTTGTCCCTATAGTAAGCGTAATAACGGACTGAGTAGAAGAACCACCCCAAAGTAAATCACCATTTACCGCAGTAGTAAAACTGCCACTGGTAACTGCGTCCGTTCCAGTACCGGGTGAAGCTTGATATTGACCACCATGTGCGGTCCCATCACGTTCATCAGTCGATGCTGTAGAACCGCCTGAAAATTCATCGACAAAAATAGCTCGGAAATCAACCGTCGCACTAAAATTTGCAGTAATTACAGTTGGGGCATTAGTAATATTCGTGCGTGAAAATGCCGCGTTTCGTTGTCCATCCCCAACATTAAGGATTGTTGTTTCAAGATTATAGGTATTGCCTTGATTATCAGTAACCGAAGTCAAAGATGGCCCAATATCGTCCCATGATACCAAACCACAGATTACGTTACCGCTTCCCACCGCCGATACCGTAGCCGCAATTGTCGTTGCTGATGCAGCACCGGTAGTGCCAACACTAACACTCTGTATCTTCGAGAAGGCCATTGGCCTTACCCGATCGTTGCCAGCAAGCTATTCAGTACTGTTCTAAACCCAGCCGTCTGTGCTATGCTAAAGCTGCGCTGGGTACGAGTTCCATTAGCATTCAACGATTGCCCGAGTAAAAATCCACTATTCACCGGAAAATTGGCAACTACCCAATCGATACACGCCTGTGCTGCATTGATTGTTGCAGTGATATCACTCGACATCGTACCAGTATAACCCGGAACTTGTGCAGTTGCATAAGCATCGAGGCCAGCAGTATTTTTGATCAAATTCAAGTTTGAGATCAAGCCATTGAGGGCATCAAGCAGACTAAAGATAAAAATAGTATCAACCGAGCCTGCCGCCATTACAGCAACAGCACTGGTTCCACGATCTTTAGTCTGTGCAGCAAAATTCTGCACAAGATTAAGTGCGTAAGCTAACGAATTTTGAGTTAGCGCCGGAGGTAACGTCATGCGTCACACCACCTATATACATATTTGTCCCATCAAAGTGATAGTAACAGTATAGAGTGAATTATTATAGGGCTGAACAAATGATGATGTTATTTTTAATTGCTGTACACGTGTTATTTGCGTACCTCTAACAACTATAACCTCACCACCGACTGTAGGACCCCACTCTGCAGGATCAAGAAAAAATTCCCAGAGTGCGAGTGACACATTTAACTCCCCGTATTAGTCAGCGTCGAAGAGAAGCGTGACGATTAAATTAAAAACGTTTGGATCACCATTGATATTAAGCACTGGAGGTACCGAGTCGAATGTAACGATAATCTTTCTCCCATGGCGGCTAACCGTAAAAGGAATCAAATTACCACTAGCATCTGGCAAACTAGCGGACACGTTTCTGAATCCCGTTGGCTGAGAGTTCGCGAACGTGGTTTCTCGTTTGATGTCCTCAGAGAAGTCAACAGTTACCGTATTTGAGACCCCATCTACCGTAACATCACGACGAAGTGGAAAAGAACTAAACTGCATCGTCATTTTATCTTTCCCACCAACCAAGTTCCGGAATAAGTGTAGGTGGCGTAGTATTTTGCCCCGGTAGCCACAGATGAAGCAAGAACGATTCGTTTGCCCCAATCACAACCGGAGGCAAATTCTTGGTGTTGTTGACAATGCTGGTCAGGGTCGTGGAATTGTTCAGATACTGCATCGATTCGACAATATTGGTGGCACCAAACCGTGCAGTATATTCATCGCCAATCGTAAGTGCTGGTGCCGTCATGATCTTGAAAATACGGTTACCCACCACAGTCTTGACATTGCCAGAAGCCGCTGCCGCTGTAATATTACCAGCATAAACACGGGTCAAAGTACCCAAACTAGTCGGGCCAGTAGTAGCAATATTTGATGTCAAGTCAGTTCCACCCGAAGTATAACGATTGCCAATGTCCTTGGTAATGGCGAACTGCACACTGGTACTACCAGCTCCCGCCGCACTGACCAGCAACATAATATAATCGAGGTATAACCGTGTTGCAAAATCATCAGATGGGTTACAACCGTTGTAAATCAAGATGAATGGATTGGTAGCCGAAAACGTAGTCGGAGCTGCCGCCGTAGCAATACCGGTCTGAGCATTTTGCGTAACGAAATAAGAACCTTCGTCTGCTAGAGGATGCTTGGTCGGAATTGAACTAATGACCATCTGCTCGCGATAGCGAGACAACCTCGGATCAATATCAGTTCCGTCCAGCTCCGCATGTGGCTTTGTGCGATCAACTTCCATCAGTGGATTAAAGTCCATTACGTTTATCCTTTAATCTCTAGAATTAGATCTAGCTTTTCAATAATCAGCAGTAGCAACTCATTTGTTTCTTTGACTTGTGCCACAACATCAGAAGTAGCAACTGGCTCACCATCCGGATCATAAACTTCCATACGCTGCCGTTCGACAACTTCTTGAGTAATTGGACGAACAATTTCAGTAGTGTCAACTTTCTTACCAACCGAATCAGCTGGAACCTGAATGAAGCCATCATCAGCCATAGTAATTACAGCACTTCATAGAAAAATTCACCAGACATCAAACCAGGAGTACCAACATTAGCAGCTGACAAAAGAGTTTCAGAATTTGAAGTTGTAGCAACACCTACCGATACCCATTCCTCTTCTGAACCCGGATTTGTCTGCCACTGAACAATACCACCAAATGCATTGAAAGTAAGCATAAGACGAGCAACAGTTGCAGCTGCGTTTCTAACAGGAGCTGTAGCCGCAGCAACAGAAGCAATTGGTAAAGTAGTAACCGCAGTAGCAGCCACATTAACTGCAGCATCTGAATTTGGCAGTGCTAAAGCAGTTGGGGTAATGCCCAGTGTTGAACTTCTTGTCAAAACCATTGCATTAATTGCAGTGCTTCCAGCTTGCCCGCCAAGAAGGATCTTACCTATCTTGAGAATATCAGTCGCCGAACCAGCTTTTAGTGCCATAAAAGGACCTGTGATGGCACCCGCACCATCAGCCTGTGCTGTTGGAGTAAAAGTCGTCGCTTGAAAGATGCGCTTAGACATAGTCTATGTCTCCTTATTATCAATCATAAGATTAAAGCTCTTTACTCATTTTCGCAGTTTGCACTTGTATTTGCTATCAGGAAAACCTGAAGTAAAAACACTAGGAGCTGATTGAGCACTTTCGTTTCCAGCAGCATCAACCGCTGTAACCGTATATGAATAAAGAGTGTTAGGAGTTAATAGAACACCACCGCCATTATTAAAACCAGCTATATATTGAGTGCCACCGGGATTATTTGCATAAACAGTTCCAATACGAATGCCATTACTGTAAATATTATAACTAGGTATATCAGTACCATTACCAGATGGAGACCATCTTATCCATATACTCTCATAAGTAACAATTGCTGTTGGAACAGGTGGCGTAACTTGTGCCACAGCTTCAAACATAAAGACGCTAAAAAAAGTTATAATCAACATTAATCTAATAATAAACATTATCTTATTCTCCAGTCAAAGTGTCAGGAGTACCCATAATAATTGTCTGCTTTTTAAGATCTTCAACAACCTTTTCAAAAGCCACATGAACAAAATCTGGCAAAGACGCCAGATAAGCACAACCATCACAGATATAATGACCAGAACACTTTGTGCAGTAATGACGCTCTCTGGTTCTGAATGGATTCTTGACAATTGTCCCTCTGCAATGAGCACAAGTCAAAGTATCAGCTTCATATACCTTACCCTCACGGCAGAGCTCCGGAACATAACCAACCTGTCTTGCAATATCTTCAGGAAGTCCCGGAGAAGCGCGGTGGTCAACCATCAAATATCCCATTTGTTTCTTCATCACCTAGCCCTCAACAAGTTGCTTGAGGGAAGCCAAACGTTTTTCATAAAGCTGCTTCTTAGCTTCCGCCTCTGCCAATATACCAGATGCAGTTTCATGCTTCTTAGTTGCTTCTGACCTTACCATATTCGCGTCATTAAGAATACTTTGACAAGTTGCTTCGGCAGCAGCCTTGTTTTGAGCAATAGTTTTTTCAGCATCTACCCACAACTTACTAACCTTATCAGCAACTTCCTTCTCAAGTTTGATCAAAGTTTGTTCACGTTGTGAATGTTCTACTTTCCGTTTTTCATGATATTGATTTGCTGAAGTCAAAGATTTCTCACGCTCTTCAACAGTAAAAGCCTTTCTGGCTAAATCACGCTCGCGGGAAGCTAAATCTGCCTCCTTGTCATTAGTGTCTCTTTGAATTTGTAATGCCTTTTGTTGCGTTACAGTTGCTTCCTTTTGAGCATCCTCAATAATAAGACGTTGTTTCTCCATTTCAGCAAGCTGCTTTTGAATTTCCGCACTTTTAGCAGTCAGCTCCTTCAAGGTTGCCGTAGCAGCACTTGGATTTGATACAATCTCAAGCAAAGAGGCCAAAGCTTGTGTCGCAGCTGCACTATGTGCGCCAGAATCTGTACCTCCACTTGTCCCCATCATGTTAAAATATTCCTTATGAGTTGAGGATCACAGCCAACCTAAAACCAGAATTCGGTGGAATAGAAAAATACTCAGTTTGATTAGCTGCCAGACGTGCACCTGTTACCGCAGCGGTAGGGTTTACCCCCAAAGCAATGGAACAAGCATTATCCACACTAATTCTAAGCAATGTAGTATTTTTATTAAAAGGTGCCGATTGTGCCGAGGCACCACCAATTGCAACCGTTTGTTCCGCAACAGGGGGCCATTGTGCACCAGAAATAGGATGGTTTCCACCACCACCAATGGCATTCAATTCAGTTACATAAAGAATGCTCATTTATTGTTCCTTAGGTGCATCTGGATTTAAAACAACACCATTAATATCACCCTTACGTATTTGTGGTTCTTCTATCTTCCTCTTTTCGCCAACTTGTGGCTGGGTATCTGAGGCCTCTGAGGGAGGAAAATTTGAACCTGACTCCCCAAGAAAATCCTCGACCTCCTTATTAGCATCACTCAATTCACTGGCAAGCGACATTGCTTTTTGTGCATTAACCTCTGCCCGGGTGACTTCTGATGTTAGCCTATTCTTAGCGTCGACATTTAACTTTCTCAAGTTTGCCATTAACCCCCGCATGCCAGCAGCTAAATCCTTCACTTCTTGCATGTTGTCCTCTACTGACTCTGCGAGTATTAACGAATACCCTTGGTTTAGTAGACTTACACCGGCATCCAATTGCCTTTCTAACTGGCTCAGGATGAGCGATTGCAACGATAGGTCTTGTGTTAAACGATTCCCACTGACCAAATCTGTCGTTAAACGTTGTGGGTCCGTAGATTGCGGCATACAGCATCAACATAGCTTGAGTGTGCGCAGAAAGTTCCATCTTACGCCTATTTAAATCTAGATACTTTCCTGCTCCTTGAAGGAGCAAAAAGTTGCTCTTCAGTCAAGCCCCTATTGGCCCGCCTAAGCAACAGATCATAGGGTATGCCAAACTCACACGCCCAATCAACTAGCATTTTAGATTCACCTTTATAGATAAGCCATCGTGAATTTTTCTTATTACGTGACTGCTGTTCTTGCGTACCCCATCGGCAATTATCTGGTTCATAATTACCTTTAGGATTTGGATAACGATCTATTGTAGTGCCTTTAGGACGTTCACCCATATCCTCATAGAAATTAATAAAACTTGTAAGCCAACGAGAACATATCTTAACACCCACACCTCCGTAACGAGAATAATCAGGTGCATTTTTGTTTGTGCATCGTTGAAGCATCGAGTCCCAACTCTTAAAAGTTGGTGTATTTGTCATTCCGTGCTGAGTTATCTGTTCATGCCAATAACAACCACAAGATAAAGACTCACCTTTCAACAAACAACCACCTTTAACTACCTTTTCAGTTCCACATTCACACTTACAATGCCAATACAATTCACCCCTGACATTCTTGTGTGAAAAACTAAGAACAAACCAACGACCATACCTAGCATTTACGCTTACTGAGCGACGCATATAACCTCCTAAAGATTACTATGCATCGCTCTTATGCTAGTAAAACACCTACGTCAAGGCATTCAACTCACGAGGACGCCCTGCAGGAAAGAATTACTGACCGTAAAATTGCCTGCCCAGCCAATCAAACGAACCATGGCATCTTGGTTGACCGAGAAACGGTCCGGATCAAGGGGAACCATGTTGCGACGAGCATGGGGCCGCCACATAAGGTACTTGGTATTAAGGAAGTACATTGTAGTAGAAGGGGCACCACCCAGTGCTGAGGTAGAAGAGCCAATTTGGGGTGGCAGCGGGTCCGCAGCAAAACCTTGGAAGCCACCATCCAGCACCACGTCAGCATTCAGATACTTAAGGGTCTGGAAACCAGCCTCTGCCATATCCGGTGCACCATTCTCAATCTGAATACGCTGAATTGCTTGCAACGCGTTCAGGTAAAAACGATACGTAGTATTATCAGCGATAATCAAGTCCGGGAAATCCCGGCCACGGATCAACTGTACCCAAAGTGCATCCATTTGCTGCATAATGGAAGCTGATGAAAGAACAGTACCACCGTTGGTATTAGCTGACCAAGTCTGGTTCTGCCAGAAGGTCCACTGTGAACGGTCAATACCACCCACCACACCAGAAGTTGGATTCGCTGCAACAAGAAGCTGCAAACCACCAACCGAACCAGTTACGGTGCCGTCACCATAAATACCTTGTGACAGACCGTTCATGAAAGTGTCTTCCGCATTCATGATGCGGGACTCAAGCAAGTCGATGATTGCTTCTTCACCAGAATTCTGGAGCTCTTCCAGACCGCTGATTGAAACAGCAACTGCTGACTGACGAATAGGGAATTCCGCAGCCGTGAAAACTTGGCTGGGTGCAATATTCAAAGTCTGATAGCCGGAATACCATTGATAGGTTTGGTTATCAGCATAATTAAGTTCTTGGACGATGGTACGGCCACCGCTGAAGGTCTTAACGTTACCACGGCGGCTGAGACGCAACAGCGCAGCGTTATTACGGGACATATTGTCCGCAAGCTCGCCAGTACGGTTGCGCAAAGTCGTGGTAACAATTTCAGACAGGTTTGGAAAACCTACTGCCATTGTTTATCTCCGGGTTATTGGTTGAAAACGCTACGCCCAACCTAATGGTAACCGCTGGAGGATGAGGCTGGGCTTCTTGTGGAAGCCACAGCTTTCATATTCTTAGCATGTCGTAACCACTCTACGCTTCTTGATCTCTAATTTGCTGAATAGCTTGCCTTAGAGAGTCTCGTACTGGCGTTTTTTGACCGGGCTTCTTGTTAACCACTGCCCTGTTGCCTTGTGTGACTCCGGGAGTGGAAGAGGCAGGAAGCGAAACTGCGGCCTTACGGGCTTTCCCAACTTGCGTCTGCTGAGCGGTTGTATCCGCTTCCTGCTTCTGCTGTCGAGCTGCAAGGTCTGCCTGCTGTTGTTCAGCAAGAACCTTCTTCCGTACTTCAGGGTTAAAATAGATAGCACGTTCGTAGGCAGTGTCCAGATCAACTTCACCATTTGCTTTCAAAGGCACTACCTGAGTTTCTATTAATTTCGCCATATCCTGACGAACTTCTTCAAAATGAGCCTTATCTTTTGCCCAAATACTGAGATTTTCTCTGGTCTTGGCTTCACTTTGTGTCTGAAATGATTGCTGCATATTTCCAAATTGACCACCAATTTGGTTCACAACACCAGACAATTGCCTAAGCTGTTCCTCAAGATTGCCAATATATTCCTTAACAGGTGCAGGTATCTCAGTAACCGGAGGTGCCCCACCCGCTCCTTCAGCACCCGCTGCAGGGGCTGCCGCACCAGCGGCAGGAGCCGCAGCAGTAGGAGATATCTTACCCCAATCAATACCCATGCTCTTTGCAAGGGCTGGGAAGGATTGTGTGGGGTTTCCTGCCAGCGCCTTAAACCACAGAAACATGCGGTTGACGGCATCTGCCGGAGTCGCATTCATTTGCCGCAAAGCATCATTGTGCGGGGCAATTGCCTGATCAATCAGATTATAACGTTGTTTCAGCTGTTCAACCCCAGCAGCCATTTCTTGGCCACGCTTGATAAAAGCCGCTTGCATAGCAGGCGGGGTTTTATCCCATTCAGCTTTTGCTTCCGGAGGTAAATCTGAAGGTGCAGCAACAGCATTAACTACAGGGGGCTCTGCGCCCTCTATAGGAGGCTCACCGGGTTTTGGTGCTGCTTGGAATTTACCAGTTTTAGCATCCTTCTTAGGCGCTTTAGTTTTGCCTTCTTCGTCAGCCCTTACTTCTTCAATCGATGCTTTAAGTTGTTCCCGCACTGAAAGCGGTTTTTCGGGTTCGTTTTCACCAGCCCCAGCAGCACTATCTGTACCACCAACATCGCCCCCGCCAGCCCCAACGTCACCACTATTGTCAAGAACATTTTCCAAACCATCGCCGCCACCACCTTCATTATCGGGGCCACGAAATACAGTTTCATTAAAATGACGTGCAAAAGAACTCAACATATTACTCTCCTTTTGGGCAGCTTGTGCGACCCATCGAAATTAACGATTACGCAAATCATAGATTGCGCGCTGAATCGCTTCACGTCGAGCCCCCCTATCGAGTTCTACTTTTTGACGGGGCTTCAAGAGCGTGGATGTTTCATTGCCAATCTCAACGCAGCCTGCAGCACGGGTTGCTTGCCTAAATTTTGATTTGCTCGTGAGATATTCACCCGTCGCCATATGACGGGTAGCTTCCATTTCATCACTAATGACATAAGACGCATGACTAAGCTTCTCATTTTTTGGCCCTGCTATATCTTTGTCAACAAGCTCACCATTACGGTATACAAATGTCGTCATGTTACCCCCTCCGGAAGATAAATGGTATGACCAGCTCCTGCGCGCATTATCGTTCCATTAGAACGTTTAAAATCTTTATAAGATATAACTCGTCTTTCATTAGAAGGTAAATCCGCAGGAACTACAGGGTCAGAAAAGTTAGAAACATTTAGAGGAAAATGCATTCGACAATACGCCTCATACAGATCAGGATAAAACTTCCTTTTTATCTCTCGACCATCAAACGGGAGCCATCCTTCAGGACACCACACAGGTACAGCAGGCATGTACTCCTTTATTGGCATCAAGTTCTCAACTCTGATAATTGCCGGAGCAATAAACAAAGCTGACATTCCTTTAAGAAAACTACGCCGGTAAATCATTTACTCTGCTCCAGATACATTTCCCATGTTTTCATTGCTTGATTAAATCGGGCATCAAGCAATTTTTTAAGTTCTGTATCATTTTTAACTCGTAACTGTTCAAATGAAGAAATTGACAAACAAGTCACGTTTGAGTTGTCATACCTTCCAATAAGAATTGCAACAGCATCAAAATTAGCATCCCAAAAGAAAATACCAGATGGGGTAGCAAGCCCGTTCCCCATAACAATCTTAAATGGAGGTACAATCTTTGACTCTATATATTCCTTAATTTCATATCTATTCATTACGCTGCCCCCGGCATTGACTCCGGTTTAGTCGGTTCAACTGTTTTATTAATTTGAGCATGCATACGCATCGTCTCAATTTGCATTTCCATCTGACGCATACGCATGTCCATTTGCTTCATGATCAAATCAGCTTGGTTATTCTGTTGTTCACCAGCACTCTCTTCTTTCTGACGTATAACCTCAGCCTGAGCCTGTTGCTGAGCCGATTGTGCTTCAATGCCTGCGGTCGTAATATCGTTCTTAGATTTAGCCATATCGGCTTGAGAACGTAGTTCTGCTGCATGTGCAGTAGCTTGTGCCTGCTGGGCCTGTGCATTCGCCTTGATTTGCTCCGGATTTGGTTGAGAAGCGGCCTGTTGTTGCTTCTGTTTGGCAATTTTAACAGCCGAATCACAAAATTCTTCAATAGTAGACTCAAGATCGCGCCCTACACGGAAGCCACGCACGCCAAATTGCAACAATTTGCCGAGAAGAGGCAGAATTTCGGGTACTTGGGCAGCCATTGCCATAGAAGTCTGAAGATATTTCGTAACTTCTGAGATAAATTCAGTTCTATCTCCCTTTTCTTGCGCCGCATCACCGTAGATCGTAGAATCGACCTCAATATCAACCCGAAATCCACGAAAACGCTCATTACGGATCAATTTGATAGCCTCACCAATGCGCTGTGAGGCTTGCTGAAGCGCCATTTGCATAGGATCGGGTGGAGGGGCCACAGGCAAGCCCGGCGCTACAGGCGGGGCTGTAATGGGCAGGCCGGGGGAAGCTCCCGGAGGGGCCGACATAGGTGGTTTGGGGAACGGAACTACGTTCGGGCCTGCCTGCGGCGGCACAGTCGGGGCAGCAGGGGGGGCCGCCGCAGGCGGCATGCCGGTGATTGCACCGCCGGGCATAGGAGGTGAGGTAAAATTCCCCATAGGAGGTGCTCCAGCCATAGGCGGAGCAGGCAAAGCTGGTGCCTGAGACTGCGCTTGCAATTGCTGCATCAACCCTTGATCTGGGCCAAGGCCTTCCTCATACATCGCACCTGAAGCTTCAACAAGCGATTGGGGTGAAAAATGCTGCGCCATAATATCGGCCATGATCCGCACAGTGTCACGGGCAAAACGTGCAACCTCATTCTGACGAGCAGTCAGACGCGTCCCAGTGTTATTGGATTTCAGCCTCTGACCGCCCAACGTCTCTCGTGCATCCGTTGTACCTCGCATCAGGTCGTTGATACCAGTCAGCCGATCCATTTCCTCAATTTGCTTCTCCTTTATAGACATTAGCTCATTAAGAACACCAATGATTTCCTTTAAAGGCATAAAGGACATCTGACCAGCAACACCACCTTTATCCCCAGAAAACATTGCCCAGTCATCAACCGGGATTAATTCATTCTCAGTAGACTCATTCAAAAGCCTCTGGATGCCTTTTGCAGCGGAATTATAGGTACCGACAACCTTACAAGCCTTGGTAAGCATAGCTATACGTTGGCTCAGTTCGTCTATTTGCGTAGCCTGATCCTGATACTGGATATAGTCAGCTACCGGAAGCAATGTACCGGTAGTTTGATTAGCTATAATCGGTCGTGGCACTGGAAAAAAGTTTTCAAGATTTAATGGGTCGTCCTTACGATCCATAAGATAATCATACCCAGTAGCCACCCAATAAACTGTGCGGTCCTGCTTGCTCCATATTTCAAATATCTCACCTTTAACTTCATTCTCTTGATGTGAATTTTCGTAGCGATCTTTTTGTCGCTCGTCCTTCTCAAGTGGAATTGCCTTGGCAATTTCTTTACCGAAACGGTCACGCATTTGTTCATAGGTAAGAAAAACACGCTTACCAATTGCTACTACCTCAGACCAAGTTCGTGCTTGGGCTGGAAATATAAGAAAATCTTCCCAATGAATATAATCAACCGGGGTAGACTCACGGACAATTTGGTCACCCGTGGATGTCAGCTTTTCTTCAGCGGGGTCCTCTTCAGTTATATCTTTGTCCTGATCTTTGTCCTCAATGTCTTGATCTTCAGGTTCAAGTTCTTCACCATCAGTAGCATCAGCATCAGAATTTATTTGACCCTGATTATCCTCCATATCAATACTATCTTCATTTGACAATGAAACACCAGCTTCGATTTGAGGCTCATAACGAACCCACAACGTGCCACGCCCCGGCAACAAATAATCACTGACCGCTTGGTTCATGGCTTCATGGAAGCCACAAATTTCTATCTCATTACGCAAAGCACGTTCAAGTATTTGTGCAGCACCACGAGCTATAGGATCCTTGTCACCGAACTTGCGCTCAGCAAGTGGTGTAGGGGTCTTGCCATAAATAGCTGGCTTAAGAATTTCTACGTTGGACCAAAGTGCATTATATTTTCGACGTGAATCTTCGTCCACACGATTACGTTCATCACGGTAACGAGCTTCAATCTTGTGACCACGCTTAATGAAATTAAGGTAGCCTTTATCCTTTCCCATCCTTTCAATTTGGTCACACCAAAAATGAGCTTTACGCTCAGATTTACGACCCCCATCAGGCCCAGCTAACGGATCAAGTTCAATATCCATTTTCAGTGTATCCGTAAAATACCAGTCTTGGTGCTACGCTGTTCATTGGCTTCAAACATTTCTTCCAAAGTAACTGTACACAAACCGGGAACAGTAGAAAACACTTTTGGCTCTTCCTTGAATTGAGAAGAACTGTCAGCTGAGATCATTCTATCTAGCACCATCCCTATCAAACCCAAAGCATCCACTTGATCATCAAAGGTACCCGCATCAAACAGAAGCAGTTCCCTTCTAAACTCACCAAACCAAGATGCACCAAAAGGACAATAAAGTCCATTTTGCGCCATACGGCCGATGATACTCTGTGCACGCTGGGCTTTTGATTTGGTAGGTGGAAATTGCGCACGAGCGACATGTGCCTGTCGTTCACGCATACGTTTCACAAGAAACGGACCAACACCTTTATTGATCTGACCTGTTTCCTCAGCCCACCCAATTGGCTTCCAAAACTTGACCAAATCACAAAAAGTCTCAACCCAAACATCTGATGACTCCTGCTTACGCCAAAGGTCCAGCACATAGATATTGCTTTTGTTATCCACGCCCACCACAATATGAACTGTATAATTCTCACGATCCTTGGTCACCGCATAATCACTGGCACCATAAATATTCAGATCACCGAGCTCAAAATCAACTGGATACCCAGTATGAGGATTTTGTTCAAAGGTTTTCAACCATTCAGATTTAAACAACATGCCCGTATCAGGGGCTGGGCGCTGTTGATACAGGGATGACCAAGTACGGGGATTACGTTTAGGTGACCTAAACATTTCCTCGTTAAACCACTCAGGCCAAAGTATCTCACCTACCTTGCGCCCCAGTATGTCGTCCTCACGTTCACACTCAGCAGGTAAGCATACGACATACCATTCATTACCATCTCGACACTGCAATAACCCACTTTGACCGTTATAATTTTCGGGTAGGATACGACCCGCAGGATCGTCCTCATGCCATCGGGTAGTGATTCCAATTTCCCAAGCTTGAGGTTTCTTACGGGTGAGGAGATCATCAATATAAGCCTCCCATGTTTTTTGCCTGATGACTGGTGAGTCCGCTTGCTCACGCCCCTTAATCAAATCGTCCCAAACAATACCATCAGCACGGTTACCTGTGATGCCAGTCAAGATACCGGCTGCCATCCACTCACTACCATTCTGTAATGCCCATTCATCAGCCGCTTTGCTTTCCTCAGAAAGCAAAGTGTTAAAAATACGATTATAGACTGGTTGCTGAATAATGGAACGAGCACGTCGACCAAACTTACGTGGCAGCTCTGAGCCATAGCTTGCTACAATAACAAATGAATTTCTAAACCTACCCATAACGTGAGTAGGAAAGACAACTGAAGTATAAATTGATTTGCCAGACCCCGGTGGAAGTAGACCAAGCAACCGCTTTATCTTTCCATCTTCGACTTGCTGAAGACAATCAAGCCAGAGCAAATGATGCGCCCCAAATAAATGCTTACGAGGCCGAAACTGCTCGACCTCGTCTTCATTCTCCTCACGCAACGGGCCACTCGGTATATTAATTATAGAGGCGTAGGTTAGCAGGTCGTTTTTGGCTCGTTCCCGCTTTTGGCGTTCGGTTTGTAAGATCTTCAACTCTCTTGAGAGCTCGGCTAATTCGGTTGTCGAGTTCGGTTGAGTTGAGATTATCTGCTTTGCCATTGGTTATACTTGCCGTGATAGTGGTTTGAGAGGCTTTCCCATAACCGCGATCAAGGATAACTGCTGATGCGGCAATTCGAGTTGCCTCGGGTGCACGCTTATTCTTTACAATTTCAATAAGAGTACGCATTGCCGCTGTAGCATTTTCACGAGCCAAAGCCTGTAGCTCATGCAATTCAAGCTGCACCGCTCTCTTTTGTTGAAGTTTAATTCTATTCCGTTTCAATGCTTCCTCCCTGAGGGCAGGTTTAAGTTTCAATCCAAACCAAGTGATCCTATAACGCTGTCTACGTGAATTGCCATAATGCCCATAAGGATTCAAAACACCGCCCGGTGGGACTGCATGCTTGCGTAAATTTCTTAAACTCAACTGAGAAGGTGTTCCTGGATTACCTTTGTAATTTGTTTTATCACGAGGAACAACTTGAGGCGTCTCAAGTCGGATTATCTTGACCATAACTTATCCAAACGTCGGTAATTGCCAACTGTCTATAGTCTGTTCTGTCAAGTCTTCAATTTCTGCTTCTGCTTGAGCAGCAATCAATGCATAATGTTCACGGATACCCTGAACTTTTCCAATCAAGTCAATATCTTCTTGGTGTGTTGCAGTACGGACACTTTCATCAAGAGATAGAGCATCAGCATATTTAATATGCGCTAAACGTATCTTACGCGCAGGAAGCACTTTCTCCATTGCTGCATTTTCAGCAAACCTTAAATCAGACATAAGTTTGTTTTTCTTATCTTCAAGAGAAGGAGGCTGGGGTGTGTCATCAATAACCACGTAATCAGCTACATACTTATCTGGCTGCCCTTGTATTTGAATTCTCCTAACTGCCCTTTCAATAAGGGGATGAACAGCAGTTGGCCGAGGCTTGCCTACCACCATATTGAAAGCATGCATCGTATTAATATAGTTTTGAACAGCATTCTCAAATGCTAATTGATCAGCACCATTCCAAAACTGAGATGTGTGAATTTCAAAAGCCATTAATTACTCCACTACATTTTAGATTTTGCGCCAATTCTGTGAGCCCCGGAATGTCCACTCATACGAAGTCTAGCTGGTTGTTTTGCTTGTGTGCCAAATGCAGGTACCTTAGCAAAAGACCCCGCATGTGGTTTACTCTTGCTGGTGAAGCCAGCGAGGCCTGACAATCTACCCGGCTTCTTATCAACTATTTTATTTGACTTATTACTAAGCGAGGTATTCTGAATTGGAGCCTTATCAGCAATAAGAGCCTTAGATACAGCCGGTTCATCACTGTAATAAGGGCTCGATGGTTGTGTACGAATTCTTTTCTTCATTTCTTTTTACACCCAAGACGGTGCGCTCCGCTTACGCCTGAATTACGCAAAACACTGCTCGTAGCAGACTTGAAGATACCTGCCCCATTGTTGGGGCTATGTATCCCCATGTTTTTCACAGGATTACTCCTCGTAGGCACACCAAGGCTATGGCCTTGGGGTTGAGACTCATGCTTCCCAGCACCGCCACCCTTAGGCAAATTATCCACCGGGTTCTTCGGAATACCAATTCCGTGACCTTGAGGCTGGGATTCGTGTTTACCGGGCTTATAATCCTTGGGTCTGACATCTGTAGGCATCTGATTTATTCCTTTGAAGGTTAATGTTTCTTGCCAATTCTGTGCGCGCCAGAATGACCGCTATTTCGGTGATGCCCGTCATAATTTGCTGCTGTATGGCCAAAGCCATGGGAAGTTTTAGGCTTGTTAGCGAAAGCACTAATGCCACTCTTGTAATTAGGTGCTTCAGTTTTTTCCGAATCAGAAACCTTCATTTTGCGCTCACCAGCATTATCTGAAAGCCTGTCAGATGGACTATCATCCCAATCAGAAGATGAAATGCCCTTGCGTCTGGACCCACTATAATCACTTTTCCAATCTTCAATTGAGCCTCCCCAACTTTTCTTTTCAGTAGCTTCAGGGATACTCTTAACTGTGACTATAGCTTTTGCATCAGGCTTCTTATCCATTTTTTACCCCTTTGAAATATCTATGGCAAAAGCTCCCTTTGGTCCAGATTCAATTTTAAACTTTAATTTGTCACCCGGATCCAAAGCTACATTTGTTGCATCTCTGCAAAAACCAGACTCTCTTAAACGTTTACTATGAATAAAAATATCTTTGCCATCAACAAGAGCAAAGCCATAACCTTTTTCAGAACTAAACCACTTTACTTCACCCGTAACAAAATCACTAGACATTTTCGAAGCCCTAACTAAGCAATGAACACAAATGACAAGATAATTGTTCTTCCTTGTTCAAGTCAAGATGGAGCCCGGAGAGGGACTTGAACCCCCGACCTTCTAGTTACAAACAAGCTGCTCTGCCACTGAGCTATCCGGGCATTGGTACTGGATGACGGCTTGCAACCGTCCTACGGGGTGCACTTACCGTAGCTTGCGAAGATCCAGCATAAGTTGGTTGCGGAGATCGGATTTGAACCGATGACCTACGGCTTATGAGGCCGTCGCGCTGACCGGGCTGCGCCACCTCGCGTTACTTAGATTTTGCCTTGGGCTTATGCCCATATTTTCCTTTATCAGCATTATGAAATTCTTTTGCTACCTTGATTGGGGTACCAGCCTTCTTTGCAAACTCTGGCGAATGAGCAGCCGCAGACATAAATCTTTTCTGTTTTAGACTTTTACTAGGCATTTTATTTCCCCTTCACTCGGTTTAATCTCGGATTGGCCTTGAGTGCCGCTTTGGAAGCACCACGGCTCGCAGCAGCTAACACTGCACCGGGATTCTTGATCTTTGGATTTTGTCCTATTTTCTTTTCTACAGCAGCGAAGCCGGGATGGGCTTTACTAGACTTGGCCATTAAACTCTACCTTTCAGTTAAAGAATGAATAACTTCCAGCTGAAGAATATATAAAGTGACAGTATGCTACCTGGTGAAACCCACACTATCAAGGGGGCAACATGCCAACCTTATCAGAATTATTTTATATGGATATTTTAAATGCCATTATGGAAAAATGGCTCGGACCTGATTTTAACGATCCTATTAAGTTCACCACTGACAAATCAATGCCATACCGGATGATGGCCCTGTTACTTGATGACCCATGGAATGAAAATGGTTATAAAAAAAGTCCCAGTTATGAAAGAAATTACATTGTTGACATTACCAAACCAGAAATTCAAAGAAAACTGGACATGTTAAATGGTCCACACTTCAACACTATCATGAAAATGCTAGAACTGAGGATGTTAGATGAAGACAATGAGCGTAACAACAACCGAATTGAAAACAGCAGCGGAACGTTGGTATGAATTTCATGGGCTCAAATCCTTCTCCATGCAGCCCTATCTTAAATACCTTGGTGAAGAAATCGAAGCTGAAAAACTGAAAGATGCTTTTTGGGGCAGAACCATCCACACCATTGAAGTATCTAAAGAGTCAGCCCGCAAGATAAGGGCACTCAATGGCCCTCACTATAAAACCCTGTTGGCCATATACAAAGCACAGAACATGATCGAGTAAGCCAATGACCAAATATCTTGTCAATGGAGATGAAGTCCTGCTAGCCATCCAAAATTGGAACAATGTCATGAACCCGAACCCAAGAATGCTACTTAAATTCAGTAAATTTGTCGGGGAATATAAAGCTGTGCCCTACAATGGCTTAAACTCAACATGGGCCTACCAAGTAGACGAAACAACTTATAACAAAATCAAGATGCTAGCCAGCCCACACCACTATGCCTTGCTGAAAGCTTTCAAAGCCAAAACAGGATGGCAAGGGCAAATACCACCACCACGGAAAAGACCTGTATAATGCCCAAACAAGACCCCGGTACAGAAATAGACAGTGAAAAATACTTCGATGCACAAGCCAACTGGAAAACCTTTTGGGGGCAACAAGGAAAATCAATCCCTGACTTTGCAAAGTACCTTGGTTTGACAGGTGGGCCTCTGCTGCACAAACGATTACCAAACCGAAAATACACACTGATGCTCAGGGCCAGCGCTGTACGCAAAATAGAAAAACTATCCAGCCCCTATCACTATACTTTCCTCAAAGCCTATCAAGTCAGGAATGGTAGAACCAAGGAAGAGCGTGAATTTGATGACAATGACAGAAAACACTGTTGAAGTCAGCACTGACAAGATGAACCAAGCCTATTTCAATTGGGGAGAACACCCGTTGGTAGAAAGCAGAGGCGATTATGTAAAATTTTGGGCCTATGTAGGTGAATATGAAAATCCACGGAACGGTATATGGAAGCTAACTCCAGAAGGTGCAACCCGGATAGGTTATCTGTTAGGACCATATGCTTCCACCATCATCAGAGCATGGTACAAGGTAAACATAAATGAAGTATGATAATGGCAATCTATGCATCAGTTGGAAGACTTACAACAATCCAACTCACCTGTTTTATAAAGAGTACTGGATAGAACACGAACAGAGCTATGACTGTTTTCTGCTGATAGGCCCGTTACACCTCAGATGGTGGATAGAAGTATCCAGAGAAGTGTTCAAATGAGAGATCCAAATTATTTCAGTTTCAAGGGGTATTTTCAATTGAAAGAAATTAGTGGTGTGAGGATGGCCAAAGCCATCCTCGCTGAGCATGCCCTCAGGCAAAAACTGCATGATGCAGGGCTGCTAACCAGCACCTTGACTCGGTTTATAAAACTGGAGCAGCAGGACAAGGTTCAATATGGCGATTATTATACACTGTCAGATGAAATGGCACGACGTGTGGAAATGCTGTTGGGTCCAAATGCAACTACCTATTTTAAAATATGGGGGTTGCACGTCAAGTAAAAGCTTCTATGGAAGAGACCTGAATAAATTTTATCTTTCCCAAGCAGGAATTCAAGATGGATGAATAAATTTCTAGTATTCGTGGAAGCATCCTAGAATTTTGGTATCCACCATAAGGGGAGGATATATGTATTTTTATCATCTCCAGAAGTAACTCAATTTTTTACTATCTATCCTAAGGGGAGGATATACCTTATGAGGCACCCCGGGGGGACCATTCTCTAATCTAGCAAAATTCTCATGGTCTGTCCCATCCACGCAACTATCATCTCCCTCCCCTCCATTCACTTCTTCCTCCTCATTGTATTCCAGCCACACTGTCCCCAAGATGATGTGCATGCTTAGGTGCATTGCCATCACAACATCGTTATATTATTTTTGTTTGTAGTATTGACATTGATACCCATAGCCATTATGTTTGCATTGTTGACACGGCGTTGCATATAGCAGCGCAGGGGCTCAGGCCCCCAAGCCTCACAGTGGCACCCTTGAAAAGGTGCGGTCACGGGCAGGTGGTTCAACTATGACTAAAACCTAAAGGTCAACTACAATGACAAACATCACTGAAACCAACGCCGCAACCCATTACGTACCCCTGTTCAAAAACTGGCAGCACAAGGTGCTAGGCCCCAAGCCTAGCGCTGAACAACTGGCCAGCGTTCACGGGCTAGGTTGCCGCCCCGGTAAGCAGGCTTTGGCTATTGCCATGTCAACCCGTGACTGCGGCGTGACTGGTAGCCAAATTGTGATGGCTTGCGGTGCACCGCAACTCAACAAAATGCGTGGCCTGATTGCTGACGCATATTTGCGTGAAGTGCCTGCGCCGCTGGCTGACAACGGTCACAAGGTGTACCGCAATGAGGTCACGGCCAAGGGCAAACAACGCATTGAGCGCGTTGCCAAGGCTGAAGCCGCCAAGGTGGCCGCTGGTGCGGCTGAAACTGACAAGCCAGCTGATAAGGCCAAGGTCAAAAAGCCTGCCAGCAAGGCCCGCAAGCCCGGCAATGGGGCAAGCAAGCCCCGCCCGGCCACACCCGCTGAACAGGCCTTGGTTGAGGCCACGCTTCAGGCTGGTGACGTGACCGGCAATGAAGGTACAACGGCTGAACAGTTGCCCGCACCACAGCTGTGAAGTAAATCATACGGCCCCCGCGCAAATGCGGGGCCAGCTTCACACTTTGAGGGCAGGCAAATGTTAAAAACACAAGTCAAGTACACCCCTAAGCAGTTGTTGAACCGCTTGAACGCAGCCGGTTATAAAAAAGTAAAGTTGACACGTGCTCAACTGGCCAGCGTTGATACCGCCATTGAATACCGTTATGCAAAAGTGTTGGCTAATACCGGCCCATACCAACAATTTGTTTGGGCCTACATTCAAGGGTTGGCAACACAAGCACCTTGGCGTGATACTGCCTACACAATCATGATGCATGCTGTAACTGAAATGCGGCGGGCATATCAAAATGCACAGGGTACCAACTGAGCTAAACGGGGCGGCAATCATGCTGCCCCGTTCACACTTTGAGGGCAGGCAAAATGAAAACATTTTATGAATACGTCATCAAGGCTGACAACGCTGAGGCTGTAGTAATTGAAGCCTACAGCATGCAACACGCCGTGGCTGAAGGGTCAGCCATGTTTGAAACTGACCTCACCAGCATTGTACGTGGTGATTTCATACGCAATGAAGCTGAATAAAAATGCAACACAATGAACACGTTTATGCATGGTTGGCGTGGTTGCTGTACCGTGAAAATGAACTGATACTGTTGTTGCGGAGATGATACAAATAGCGGCAAAGATGCCACAAGCACCCTTGCTGCTATTTTTTTGTTCATTTTTGGAGGCAGAAAGAAGACATTTTGCACGAAGAAAACTAATATAAAGAAACATACTTAGACAAAGAGCTCATCCCAAGATAGCTCATCCTACAGACAAAGAAGCTTCTGTGGAAGAAGACAATGATGAAGAAAAAGGGTCATCTACGAATACAACTCATCCACTAGATGATGAAAGTAGTAGAGCATTACCGATTTAGGTAGAGCTCTACCGATTTGTACCGAATCGCCTCGAGGAATCTATTTTCATCCACGGATGAATGCAGATCATCTTGCGATTCATCCTCATATCGCCTACGCGCTTAACAAGCCGTTAGCGATATAGAGGACGATTTGATTTGTCAAGAGGACGATGCATTTTATTAAGACTATGGATGAATTCTAACTCATCTTAGTCTTCATTCTCATCTACAGAAGTATGTAAGATATATCGTCGTCTTAGTCGTAATCCATGCTCCAACCTTGTCTATTACATTTATTGACCCCCATAACACCCCATCTTACATCCTGAGATGATAGTTTATTTGCAGAAGACACTTCCTATCTCTATAACCTAATTTATTGATTGATATGGGCGTAATTCTCACCATTTTTAGCGACACATTAAATTCTGATGTGCTGCTGTTTTATGATTATACTAACAAGGTTTGAGTTTTATTTATTCAAGGAAGCTTCCATCCATGCACTACAAACATCACATATTCTACACTGCCTATCATTACCTGCGTGATTGCAATGTATTGGAATTGACTTTCAATTACAGTGAACCAGATGATTTAGACCAATTACTCTGGGCTGCCTTGGGATACAAAGATCCCTTTATCTTGAGAAACACCTGTTTGTTGACTGACCATGATCTTGCTCGTCTCCGATTAATCTGTGCTCCTCACGGTCTGACTATCTTCAAAGCTATGCTAGCCAGGAAAGACCTTATTATCCCATGAAATGTAACTGTAATTCCTGTATTCTTACACATGCAGCTGATGTCTTGATAAATGCTGGGCTCTGCCCTGATATTGAAACAGCCTGTCTAGCTTTACAGGATGTCGTGCCCTATCCATCCTCACTGACATGGCTTGGCAATCTCAGCACTTTGAAACTAATAGCTGGTTTCCACGGTGCCACCATCTATAAAATGCTTTTAGCCAGAAAGTCCTCAGATGTGTAATTGTCGTAGTTGTTCAATTATCCGGGAGGCTGGAACACGCTTGATAGAAGCTGGATACTGCTTCAATGAACACGGTGCTAAAAGACTGCTCAGAAATGTTTTAGGAGTTACAACCGAAAATCCCTATCACAATCATCTACCCACCTTGAAACTGTTGGGTGGGGTGCACGGCGCTACCTTATACAAGATCTTGTTGGCTAGGAAGTCAGATGAAACACGTGAATAACATGCTTGACTGGGAACTACACATAAATGCAGCTAAATGTCTCATAGCATGGGGTGTTACCCAGCCCCGTGCACTTAATCTACTGGGTCATGATTTTCTTCATGGCTGGATAAAATGAGCCCATTTTTCAAGGAGGATTAGCATATGCTGGGCAGTATCCTCTACAGTGCTTTCAATGGGCGGTTATGGCATTGGAAATCCAAAGGCATGATTAATTCTATCTTGGTTAATCCATTTCCACATATGTCTCATCGCCACATAGCTGATATCCTTGGTTATGCTGATATTCAACAAATGACTGCGCATTGGCGGGATGAATCTACTCAAACCTTGAAACTGCTATGCGGGCCAAATGGTTACACTATCTATAAAATGCTGGTGATCAAATGGGAAGACAAAGTCAATGCTAACCACCAAACAGAGAGATGAGTATGCATCCCTGCGTATTGAAGTCTATGTCAAAATAGACAGTTATTTGGGTGTAGGTAAATTTTATCCGTTTAGTCTGGCATGGCTATTAGAATATAAGAATTACAAAGGTATGAAAGACAATTTCAACGATAAAGATGCTTCCATCTGTCGCGCTCTATCTGGTCCTCATGGATACACCATCTACAAGATGTTGCTTGCCAAAAGATCACCTCCACAAAACCTGTGAAGAGTCACAACTTCTGGCTTTTTTGACACTTTAGCTGGGTTAGGCTGAGCTTACTGCTGCCTGATTTGGTAGCCCGCAAGGCATCCGAACCAAGTGGCACAAAAAGTCACCTTACCAAGCCTTACGGGGTTTTAAATGAGGTGGCGCGGCCAAGCCCAGCTGCAAATCTATAAAGGGCCAAAAATAGCAGCAACTCAGGGTCACTATAAGTGAAGTAAGGGCGTTTTAGCCTCCCGCTAGGGTACTTGTTAGGGTTTATGTCACTTAGGGTTAGCCTAGCTTACCCTTTGAAACTCAAACGGTAATACACTGGCAATAGTGATGAAAGAACAGCTGCCCCGCTGGTACCCGCGTTGAAAAACGCAAGTTGATTGCATGAGGCCGCACTATGCGGCGCAGGGCGTAAGGCTTTAGGCGCATACTAAAAGGCGCTAACGGCTGACAAGCCTGAGCATGCCAACATGGGGCCACGGTACCAATGCAATCATGTATGCCTCAAGCAAATCATAGGTGCCCAGTAGGGGCCATGACAGCCTTGCCGGTGCGTTTAACCGGCTTGCCGCTGTCATGGCCGCCCAAAACACCTAAAACTTACCCTTGGGGCTGCTAGGCGCGTTTAAACCGCTAACCATGCAAAACTGACCCATAATGTAAAAACCTCTCAGGGTTCCACACCTGAAGTCACCCGCTGTGGTGCAAGGACTTGGGCAGCATTCCCGTACAAATAAAGCAACGGCACTAAAGTTCGGGTGGGTACGTCATAATGTACCAGCATAAGCCACACACCAAGGTCACATTTCAATCACGGTTCAAAACGCAAACGGCAACCAATTTTGTTACGCTTGCCCTAACCTAATGCAGCTTCCTGTAAAGGTTTGCAGTGTTGACATGTATGAGCATTGGTAAATACTCCTCCTTCTGTTTACAAAGGTGAAGGGGGTTGGCCTACGGGCCAACCCTTTTCATCACCTTGATTATTAGCAGGGGCATCTCTCATCTTATGAAAGGTCAGGCCTATGTCAAAATATGATGCCGATGACAAACGTTGGCTGGTGTGCCGTCAAGTACCGGCTACCAAAGCCCACAAAACCAATGGTGACTACATTGAAAACAGTATGGCCACAATTATGATTGGGCCATTTCATGATCATGATCAAGCAGTAATCTATGCCATATCTCACACGCATGGCAGTAAATTGCCTTTCAAAATCTACCCCGTGCATGACCAATAATTCCTGATGCCCCTACTAATAATCAAAGGAAGTAAACATGTTTTGTTACAATGAAGGCCGTACTGAGCCACCATCCTTCTTCACACCCTACAGCAAACAGGATGCCACAAAGGCTTACCTACGGCATTATGATAACCTGCTTTACTTGCAGTTTATCCTCTACAACCCCTTCAGCACACCAGTTGACCGCAAGCAAGCCAACGCTGAATTGTTGATTTGTGATCGTAAGCTCACTTGGTGGGGCCGTCATCCAAACCTTAGTCAGATTGATGTTGCTGAGGGTAAGAAGCGACTAAACGCCATGTGGCGTAAAAAATCCTGATCTATCGGTGGTGGCAGCACTTAGGCAACTACCGCTTCCCCACCCCGTAAGCGGATAGGGAAAAAGCTGCAACCTGCCCCCTCACTTTTCCCCGAGTGAGCGCAGCTATGCCTTTGTTGCTGTCACCTCCGATAGATCATCGTGACTATCAAACAGGAGGAGAAAACATGGCAACCATTCTTTTTGATGATGACTTCACCGCCAAAGAAAGAGTCATCCTCTCAAAAACGTTCAAGGCAAACTGTGAACGCCTCAACATTGCAAAGCATGATTGCACAGTATCTGTACGTCGCGTCCATATGGACAACAAAAATCGACTAGGGGCAATGACACAATTAGCCCCTGATCAGTTCTTGGTAATACTCAATACAAAGGCCTTTAATTTACTTGAAGGCATCTCAGTACTTGGGCATGAAATGGTTCACGTTGCCCAATACCTACGCGGTGATTTGGCTGACGACAAGGGAAACTGTGTCTGGCAAGGCGAAGCTTTCTCATCTCTTACATGTCAAATGTTTTACAAGGACCTTCCATGGGAAAAAGAAGCCTTTGAGCTCCAACCAAAACTGCACAAGCATGCTCTCGACGCACTACCTCATGCTGAATTAGGACACGTCATTGACGTATCCCGCTTTGCATTTGAAGGGGTCGAGAAAAGACATGTTAAGAGGTTCCTTCCGTAGCAGACAGTGTGGAAACTGCGGTAAGAAATTTACCTACAGGTACGATCTCAAGAAGAGATTCAGTTGTGATTCATGTCGAGTAGAAATAGCAATTAAACAAGCTAACGAAACTGAGTTTGAGCAAAAACGCAGACTTAACCCTGCAACAGTGCCACGTAAACCATGGAAATTGCGAAGCAAACGTTGAATACTTCTGTCCTGCCCCTGCTAAGGGGCAGTGAGAAGCATTCAGCTTCGATAGGAGGAGATTATGAGAACAGACAGATTACTGAAGCTGGCTAACCTGTTGGAAACAGATGCAACCAACCCACAAGGTGTCAAATTCGACCTTAATGGTTGGGCCAAACCTGCTTACATGAGTTGGAGTACTGAAGAAGACTTTTATGATAGACAAACTGAAACTGTGCCAGTTAATTGTGGCACATCGGCTTGTGCATTAGGTTTAGCTGCTATCAGTGGCATATTCAAGGATGAAGGCTTTTCCTTCACAATTAGCCCTATTGGTATACTCGTACCCTTTTTCAAAGATGTTACAACAATGGGCTTTGACGCCGCTGAAGAATTCTTTGAAATTACTACACATCAAAGCTACCAAATATTCGATCCTAATTATTACCCTGAGGCAGAAAAAACAGGTTCCATCGGTGAACTGGCAGTTGCTGCACGCATCCGCACATTAGTTGCTGAGGGTGACCTCTCCATAAACCAAATTGATGATTGAATGTTTCTACACTGCGCTAGTGATAGCGCAGCAAGAAGCAATCTTGCTTCAAACAGGAGGAGTTAAACTATGATTATGTTCAAAGTTAACAATCCGGATCGCACGCTGCAAGTACCTTCGATTATCTGGGATACCAATGCTGGGCGTGCCGGGCTGGATGAAATCAGCGTCGGCAATGGCTGGGAAATCGACAACGTCGGCAACGCCGTTGCTCTGTGGAACCAAGCACAGGGCATCACCACAATTACGGTCAACTTCAACGACACCAACATCGGCAAAAACGTCGCTATTACCGTTGCTACAGACGGCCGCGATTCAGTCGGCGTGCAAGTTCACGCCTTCAACAGCGCTGAATGGCAAGAAGAGGTCAATGAGACCATTCAAACTGCCATGTTCAGCTATTTCGTCGTTAATGGCGAATGGACACTGAACGATAACGGCCTGAAGGGTTCTTCAGCGCCGGGCTTCGTGGACGCTATTGACGCTGAAGAGGCAGTCTTCATGGACGACAACCCGGTCAGTGTCGTCGACGCTCTGGACTAAACCCACCATGATGGTCGATATGATCCTGATAGCGCTGGCCACAGTCACAACGTTAATCGTATCGATCTCAGCCATCTATCAGGCACAAAAAATGAAGGAATTGGTGGCTGTCACCAACTACATTGCTGACCTCATGGAAGAGCGCATGGGGATCAGAGGTTATCATGATGACTGAATGTTTCTTCTACGGAGAGGGTGATTCCTACCCTCTCCGTACATGCTTTCAAGATTGTTTAAATTACAAGGAATACATTTAACATTTGCCACTTTATAAGCACCTCTATCTCGCTTCCTAGCCATTACGTACTGCCCTGATTTGCATCCACGTTTCAAATACCAATCAGGACCTAAATTAGTTTCCCACCATTTAACCCATTCTTCAAATGTAAAGCTAAATTTAATTTTTCGTTTTCTCGCATTATTGCGATGATATTGAAAAGCCCGTTTCGGAGTTTGAACCATTTTAAATTCTCACTAATGCTGCAAGAAGCATACCACAAACAAATATGCTTCTTGAAGCATTTTGCTTCAAACAGGAGGAGAGAAAAATGGAATATCTATTTCTAGGCTTTAACCTACCCTTAATCGGCATCACAATACTGCGAATAAGTATGGGGGTATTTTTCACTATATCGGGCTACCACAAGCTGTTCAATCCAACACGGCATGCCACTATAGTACAAACCATGGTGGATGATCATGTCCCCGAAGCCGAGTTCAATAGCTGGTTTGTGCCCAGCGTTGAATTCTCAGGTGGCATGGCGTTGGCCATAGGCTTCATGGTGCCTCTGGCAGCCTTGGGCTTGTTCATCGTCTGCTGTGTGGCAACACTGGTGGATGGTATCAAGCGCATTGGTGGCTGGAAGCCTTTAGACAAGGCTGATTATGTCGATGACGTGCTGTACCTTCCAGAAGTGCTATACGCCATCATCTTGCTGACCATCATGCTGACCGGCGGTGGCCCCTACAGCTTGGATGCTTACATCTCCACAATGATGTAATCCATGCGTATCATTGTCATCATCTGTTTGGTGACTGGAATAACCCTTGAAATAGCTGTTGCTGAAGAACAGTTTGAAATGGAAATG